TCTGTTCGTGTTCGTCGCCTTAGTGTTGTTGTTCGCGTTGCCGTTGTTGAGGTTCAAATTCCACGCGTTGGTCGCGCTGTACTCGCAACTCCGTGCCGCTCTTGCCTTGGGCTGGATGCCCTCAGCCATAACTAGAAATGATAGTGCGCGGCCCATTTTTACACAGATAACTATTTGCACGCTTGATTAGTCGTAACCTTTCAATTTCCGGCAGTTAATCAGGTCTGCTGTCTAACTTGATTAACGAATTTTTCCACGCGGTCGCCTGCTTGCCTATAGCGTCCATCAGTTCGATAATATCCGCGTGGCTGCTTCTGCCTAAAATCCATTTCCGTTCGCCCGCTATGCGCATCAGCGTTTTCAAAACCTCAAACTCCGACTGGAAATTAACCAAATGCTGTATGCGCGTCGCGCGGTCTCTATTTATGTATGCTGCCGTTATCTCGGATATTAGGTTTACCGAAATTTCGTGCATCTTGTTACCTATGGTAAACTTGTACGCGCGTGGAAAGTTCGGCGTAACGTCTAACACTACGTCGATTAGCTTACGGCAGTCTAAATAGATTTGCTGGTTAGATACCAGTTTAGATTTGTTCATAACGGGGTACTTGGAAATTTCTTTAGTTTGGTACGGCTTTCGCCGTACCTAAAGGATAAAGTTTAACTATTAACCACTAATATAAAAATGCTGAAACGGGGCGAACTCTGCCCGTGTACGTCGCCTTAGTGCTGCCGCCCGCGTCGCCGTGGCTGAGGTACAAATACCACGCGTAGGTNGAAACGGGGCGAACTCTGCCCGTGTTCGTCGCCTTAGTGCTGAAGCTCGCGTAGCCGCCGCCGAGGCTCAAACTCCACGCGTAGGCCGCGCTGTACTCGGTAGAACTCCAGTACCACGTTTCGGCCAGCTGTGTTGCTCCCTCTATCAGCGATAATGCGTAATTGATTTTACGCATATTCGCGTAGATGCAAAACAGCTCACCCAGCGACGGTAGCCACCATCGGCCTGCGGTCAGTCCTTTGCCGTTGGCATTAACGCGGCTGTAGGCTGCGCAGAAACCCGGTGCGTAGGATGCCGTATTACATTCCGCGTGCGTAATCTGCGCTGCGGTGTTGGCCTTTCCTGCCCAGTCGTTCATCGCCGTAATGCGGTCTGAGGTGGTAACGCCGCCACCGCTAACGGCTGCGCTGCTCCACGTTAATGCGGTCTCGGTTGGCGATACTACCAGTATCTTGCCGCCCTCCACAACTACCACGCCCTCGGCTATCTCGCCGCTGTTTTGGTAGCTCGTCCACTTGTCGGGTTTCACCATAAGCGGGTAATTATCGCTGTTTCTGTGAAACATAATAAATACTCCGTCGTTGATGCTATTAAGGTTGATACCAGCCAGCAAAGCCGCTTTTAAGTTTGCCAGCGTTACTTTAGTCACGTTACCGCTGCCGTCGGTTAGCGGTATGTACTGCGACGTGGTTACGGTTGATACCGTAGTAACCGCCGCCAAAGTCTTTGTTTTCTTTGTTGCCATATTTCTAATCTTTATAGGGTTTGTTAATTCTGTCTGTTAATCATACGCGCAGTATAATAGCAGCTAAAACCGTCCAGCGTTGTATATTTACTGCCGTCGTAAATAAGCAAAAACGTAACTGCGTCGCCTGCGCCCATTTCGATACTGTTGTAGCGGCCGTTATTCCAGTGTGTCAGTACGGGGTACTCTGTACTACTCCACGGTTTAGCCTTGTTGCTATCTTCGTCGTTGTTTCGTCCGTAAATGCTGAAATTAGTAGCCCCTAAATCGGCTATAACGGTGTATTCCACGCAGAAATTACCGCTGCTAATTCCTAACGCGCTGCGCACGTCCGACAATTTAGGTAGGGTTATGCCCGAATTAGACGCGCTGCAATTAACTAACCAACGGTTATTTGTTTTTAGGTCAGTGTAGCCCGTGTATCGCATATTTGCTGCGGTAATAGTAAATTTGCTAAAAAGGTAGCCACCTATCCAACCACTTAATATACCGTTACCACTTCCGGCAAAAGCGAAATTATACGCGCCGTTTTTTGCAGAAAATAACGCCGCTATGTTTCTACCTATTCCCCACTGGTCGGTCGCGTCCTCGTTTTCAAAACGTGCAACGGCTCGCAGCCCGGACGAAGCCGGTAGCACATTGCCGCCGATACCGGCAAAACATTTGTGCGCGTCATTTCGGAAAATCACGTAAGCGTCATTTGTAAACGGGTCGTTAGATAGTCCGTTACCGCTAATCTTAAATCCGGCTATTTGTCCGCTTTCGATTGTTGCATTACGCACGTTAATACCGTCAAACGTACCCGTTTTGCAGGTTACGTTACCGTCCTTTGCTTGGAATAAGATATTACCGGCTGCGTCTTTCATATCAATAGCAGCCACGCCCAAATTTTCCACTAACGCGTAGGTCGCTAACAAAATCTTCGTTGCTACCAGTTCTATTTTGTCGCCTAACTGCCAGTAGCCGTTATTATTCGCGGTAGTGCTGCCGGGGTAATTGCTTTCTGTCTTGGTGTGGGATTTTACGCAGCTGTAGTAATTGCCATTATACAAAACTACGTCTTTCCACTGCTCACCTGCGCCGCCTGCCTTGAAAGCGTAGCCGGTGGCGCAATCACTCCACGCCTGCGGGCCGCGCAGTACCGCGCCCTGCTCTCCCTTGTCGCCGGTGTCACCCTTACGGATAAACTTTACTACTTGTGTCCTCGATACGCCCATAGCCTACAGTACGCTGGTAATGGTTACTGATACGTCGCCACCTGCCTGCACGCAGTGCGCACGGGTAACGGTTTGGCTGCTCTTAGGTGTTGTGCGGTCGCTGTTGAGGTAAACGCCTGCCGCATCTTTCAGCACGAAATAAAACTGCGTGTCTAACGCCTTGGTGCTGGTTCCTCGCGTCACCACTACCGGGGTGTACGTTACTTGCCCGTTGCCCGTTGTGTCCTCGGTTATTGCCTCATCTTCCGGGGACGGGTGCGGGTCTATATCGTAGGGGTCGCTGGTGTCCATCACGCTCTGTATATCGCTGCCTATCTCAGCACCAGCGCGCGAAACGTGTACGCGGTACTCGCCATAGGTGTTAATATCATCAGCCCTAACCGTCAGCGTCTGCGCGGTCGCTCCCGTTATGGTCTCCCAGCCAGTCGCGCCCATCTTCTCCCATACGTAGGTCAAATCCTTTGTCAGTGCGTTACCGCTTTGGTACGCCATCGCTTTCAGTATGCAGCTGCCGCCCTTGGTGGTAATAACAAAGTTCTTGGTATCGCCCGCAGCGATAGTTACGCGGTAACTGCTGCCCGTAGCCTGCTGGATATGTATAGTATAGCTGGCTTGTATCGTGTCGCTCTGCGTGCCATACGATACGGTGGCTACCATCTTGATAACAGCGGGCGCATAGCCAGCCAGTGCCGCTATGTTCTTAACGATTTGCAGGCCATAATACAGCTGGTCGCCACTCGGTGCCACGGTCTTGAAATACCCGGCAAACGTGCCAGTAGATACGCCCCCGCTAAATGTAATCTTTGTGCCGTTGAAATAGTATTCCATACCGTCGGGGTTGGCCACTCCCTCAGCCACTCGGCTGCTGGTGCAGACGAAATACAAAATAGGCTTTAGCGTCTCAAAATTGGGGTAAATGGCTGTTACGTCGTTGGTCGTACCCTCGTAGTCTTGGTATAGGTCGCCACTTGGCGACATTATAGCGGCGGTGTAGGTGCCCGCCTTGGATATAAACTTAATCGTCCTACTGGTGCTTGCTACGCTCATACTGTTTCGGTGTTAGGGGTTTCACTTTCGGCGGCTGCGGTCTCATCCCCGGCAGGTTCTGCCGGTTCCTCCGTTGCCTCGCTGCTTTCCTCACTCTCTGCCGCGCCATCGGTCGGCTGCTCTGTTGCCTCGCTGCTTTCCTCACTATCTGCCGCGCCCTCGGTCGGCTGCTCTGCTGGTTCTTCGGCTACCTCTGTGTTATTAGCCTCGTCCTCTGCCGGTGTTTCGTCTTTCTCTACGACAAAACGCGGGTCGGTGGCTGTTGGCAGTTCGCGCAGTACCGTACCGTCCTGCTCCTGCCTTGCTTCGTGCGCCATCAGCGAAATACCGCCGATTTGCTGTAATATCAGCGGCAAATCTACCAAAGTTCCAAAAGCCAGCATATCTGCCTGCCAAAGCAAATAATTACCGTCCTTAACTTGGTTTCTGTCGTTCTCTACGCGCAGGAACTGCGCTACCTTGGGGTTTGCTTTAATGTACCTTGCCATAACTTTATACTTTTAGTGGATAATCAATACTGCGCCGTCAGCATCGCAGAAAACCGCGCCGTCGGCTGCATCGGTAAACGCACCGGCGTAGCCTCTATCCTTAACGTCCAGCCCGATAACCGCGCCGTAGTTCTTATCCATAGCGGTAGTGGGGATAGTAGGGTTTTGGCCGTGTGCCACCAGTGCGTAACTTAGGCTGCCGGATGCCTTGTTAGTGGCGATATACCACAGCGGCAGCAGCTCTTTTTCCCAGCCGTCTATCTCACCCTTTGCGCCCTGCACTATGGCAGTAGGGCAAACGGCCAGTATTCCAGCAGGGACGTTATACGGCACGCCCGTATAGTCGTATTCGTATTTTGGTATGCGGCGCACAAACACAGCCTCTGCCTGCGGCGTTCCATCGGTAAGCGATACGCTGGACGGGTTGCCGTTCGGGTCATACTTGCAGCGGCAGCGCAAATGCAGTTCGCTGCCCATCAGCCAGCGGTTAATAGTGGCTGTATTGCCGTTAATGGTAATATCATAGTCCATTACCGCGTCACTCTCGCAGGTATGCCACGCGCCCGCCTCATCCTGCATTTCCCATACCAGCGCGTATTTGGACGCGTCGCAAACGTGGTCGCCCAGCCATACGGTAGCCGTTACGGTCTGCGTGGTAGCGTCCGTTATCGGGTTATACACTGTCTGCCCTGCGGTGTCCAGCTCTACGCGGATTAGGTCGGACGCGTTGCCGCACTCCAGCATATAACTGCCTTGGATAATCAGCAGCTGCCCGTTACGGGTGTCTGTGTACTCGGCATAGAAAGCCAGCGTAATAGGTACTTTCGGCTGCGCGTTCTTTTTTACCTTGATACGCCCTGCGTTGCCGCCACTGGTCGTAATCTCGTAACTGGTGTTATCGGATGCTATCAGCGTTTTTGTGCCGTTGATAATCTCGTACCAGCGTATGTTTGTTAGGCTCTGATTAACTCGGCCTGCTTGCAGTACCGCGTCCTTGTCCAGTATGGATATAACGGGCTGGATAACTACCGGGGTAATAGTATAGTCCGGGGTAAACTCCTTTGTATCGGCGTTATAATTCTGCTGGTCGGGTACGCTGCCCTCTACAGCCAGCGATATTTGCAGCTGTAGGGGCTTCCAGTTAAAATCAAATCTTCTTGTTTTCATATCTGTACCTTTCTATTTAATACTGGAAAATCGCGCTTTCGGTACCCGCTTCGTTGCCCATACCATCGCGCAAAGTCACAGTAGCGATAAATTTAAGCGTCCGCGGCATATAGCCGTTTAGGTCGCAGTCCTCGATAGTCAGCGATAGGGATTTGCCCGCGCCTGCGCGTTTCAGTGCCCACGCATTATCTGAGGCGGTACGCGGCACGCCGTTAGCATCTTCGCTGTAACGTGTCCATTCCACATCAGCCGGCAGTATATCGTCCGTTATATCCATATTGTACAGCCGGGCGATAATGGTAAGCGTTAGGCTAAAGCGGTCGGGGTCGAAAATGTAATCAGTATCGGCAAACTCTACGGTAAACTGCGGGTTGCCCTCCACCATCGCCCAGTCGGTGTTATTCCACGCTGGCGCAGTGGTCGTGCCAGTCTTGGCGCATCGCCATTTGCAGCCCATATACCAAACGTCCGAAATCTCGTATATGCCCGTTTCGGGGTTCAGTGCCTCGCAGTAATAAGCGGCACCAGCAGCCCACGGGCCGCGGTCTATAACCTCGCTAATCGGTTTGCCCTTGTAGTCGATACGGATTATATCCTGCACTATCAAACCGCGCGCGTAAACATAATCCTGCCCGTCCACTATCGGCAAATCCATACTGCGCAGGAACTCCGGCAGGGTGCCAAAGGTTGCGCCGTAGTTCTCCGGCTCGATAATCGGTTTAGTCACCCCGGTAAGCCGCACTATCCTGCCCTCAGTGCTGGATAGGTAGATGCAGCTTTGGCGCGTCTTGTCCGTTTGGTTTCCCCAGCGGGCTATCTTCATATCCGCGCAGGGCGGGTAATTCGTGCCTGCTGGCGTATCTTCGTCGGGATAGGCTGTTACCTCGATATAGTTGTTAGCGGTGTTTACGCTATTAACGCGCATCCAGCAGGTGTAATATAGGCCGCTACCTGCTGCCAGTGTGTTTATGATACCTTTCAGTACGTTGTTTTCACGCTGCGCGGTAAAATAGCCATCCCACTTGCTGCGCAGGTGCAGGCCGTAGCAGTTGTTACCCAAATCGTCAACGCTCTCTATGGTGTCCGCTTCGGTCAGTATTTGGTCGCCCTCTATCGCGCTGAGGCGATTAACTATTAGCTCCAAACATTCAAAGTAACTGCGTACCCGCACGCTCTCAAATTCGGCGTTTCCGTTAGCGTCTATGCCTGCGCCCTTTCCAGCGTACAGCGATTTTATAAACTCGCCAAACTCTGCACCGCCGCCAAAGGATGCCAGCCCCAGCACCTTTATAGCCTGCTCAAAGGTTATATTACCTTTGGCTACATCGTCCACCAAACGCGACAAAAACATTTCGCGTATAGGGCTGTCCTCTGCCAAATCCTTAGCCACGTCAGCGTAGCCGGCTTTTACCTTTTCCGTAACCTGCTCTACCGTGGTTTCTCCCGTTTCGGGGTTCTCCACCTCGCGCAGCTGCGTTAGGTACTGGTAGCCGTTGGTATCGGTCGAAATCTCGTTTAACGCGGATAGGTTAGCGTGTGTATGGCCATCGCCCGTAACGGTAGTGCCACCCGCTGCGCCGCTCATCACCACGGTAGTACCCGCCGCGCTGCCTATACCCATTTCGCGCAGTCGCTTGCTGCGTGGTCTCGGTGTCCTCTGCGTTATAACCGCCGTATAGTTCTTTTCCATATCTTTTATGCTTCTTCTATGCTGTCGTACTCATCCGGGCGAAACTCGCAAAACTCTGCGTCTGTGCAGTCCGTTATCACGTCCTGCGTGTCAGCCATCAGCATAAAGCGTTTGCCCGCTTGGTTAGCCTCGGTATAGTAGTGTAACCCACCATCTATAACCGCTTCCCCCGATAGGGTTGTTTTGCGTTCAGCATACTGGCTGTAAAGCGTTCCTATCAGCAGCTTTTCGGGGTGGTCAGTTCTGCCAGCCCTCTGTAGTTCTTGCAGCTGCTGGCCGTTGCTGGTTCTGTGGTAAATGCCTTTAGCGGTAGGGCACACCAGCGCGGCAGTGCCGCAAATGGTATCTATACTAATTTCTTCCTTGGCTGCTTTATTGATATAACCGCTATACTCCACGTCCTCCAGCTCCGCGTCGTTAAATACCAAATTGTTATTAACTACGTCCACCTTTGGGGCTTTGTATAGGCACCAGCGCAGCAGGCCGTAGATGCCTTTTTTGTCCCACTGGCTTTCAGTGCTGCCAAAAGCGCAGTTATCTACCTTTTGCCCATAGTCATAACCCAGTACGCCGCTTTGTATCTGTACCTCCAAATATCCAGCTGCTGGCGGGTACGGCATATATTCGCCCTCGTCCATCTTTGCGAAACTGTCGTATATCTCTGTACCGATACGCCCGCCCTTGCCGTCGGGTCTGCCTATGCAGTGGCGGTTAGCTTTCCAGCCCATAATACCCGCGTCCTCTCTCAAATCGTCGGGGTTGTAATACTCCAGCCAGCAGTCGCCGCCGGGGTCTGCGCCCGATACCCATTTGCCACGACTGTAACCTAAATGCCCTTTGGTAGCATCCTGCGCCGCGTCCAAATTACGATAGTGGTAAAGCGCGTTACCCTCTGCATCGTACAGTGTAATTTTAGCAGGTATAAACACAAAACCGCTGCACACCTTTAGCGTATTGCTGTTGCCCTCATCGTTGCCGCTGGTGCTGCCCGAAAACGGGTTATATCTCGCGTCTAAACATATCTCAGCGGCTACCCTTACCTTGTACTTCTTCGCGCTTGCATCGTCCAGCTTAGGCAGGAAAACGCGGTTAGTGGTCAGTATCTCGCCACCACCCGATAGCGACGCGTGCGGTACGCCGCTGTGTACTTTCCATTTTGGCCAGCCCGTATTTATACCTCCGTGCCCTCCCGTTCGGAAAGCATACGCCACACCCGTAGTTTCACTAACGCCCCCGGTAACTGGCAGTATATGGAAATACTGGCAGCCGCTGCCTATGCTTTTCAGCCCGGTAGCCTCGCTATTTATGAAAATAGTAAAGTCTATCAGATTGTAATCCCAGTTATAACCCTGCCTATGCTCATCGCTGTAATCGGGGTAATAGCTGTAATACTGCCCATACCCGGCAGCCGTAGGCGCATCGCTGGTTAGGTTGGTATGCTCTATATCGTATTTACCTTTGTACTCCAGTTCGTCGCTAAACAGTTCCGCGCTGCTGTACGGGCTAAACGATACCACCACGTTATTTGCCACCTTGTCGGTACCCATTTCTTGGCTGCTGCCGTCCCATACTATCGCCTTGGCGGTTCCGTCATTGTACAGCCCGTTAAGGTCGTACAGATACACTTTGCCCGCGCGCTGGACGATACGTATAGCCAGTGGCTGCAAAATGCCCTCCAGCACTTCGTATAGCGTTGAGGCTTCGCCGTCCTCATCTACGAAATTCTCGCTACGCACAGACAAACCGCCATTGGTTATGCTGTTGCTATCGCTAAACTTGGTAGATACGTGGCTGGTGTCTATACCTCCATACTGGATGCCCGCACGGGTAATAGCATACTGCACTATCTCGCGCAGTGTGCGGATGCCCTGCAAATCGTACTTAATTCTGTCCAGTATGCCAAAATCGCTAAACGTTAGGCTAACTTCGTAGCCCTGCGCCTGCTCGTATGGTTCTTCGTAAAATTCGGGGTCTATGGCTCCGCTCCAGTACAGTACGTTATCGCGGTAAACGTCCATTCTGATACGCCCCACCTCGATAGTGTACAAATCTTCGTAGGTTCTATCTCCGGGGCTTATGATTTTCAGCGTAGCGTTACTGCCGCATATAACTTTCTCTTTGTCCTCGCGCTGCCATTCGATAACCAGCGGCGCGTCTGCTGGAAACTCCAGCTGGCCGACGCTGGCAAATTCCGCGTCGGCCTCCTGCATTATATCCACTCGCCACACCACGTTAGCGCGGCTTAGGAAACTACCCGTATATCGTAAATACTTCGCCATATTAACTGCGTCTTGTTAGGTTATCTTCTTTCGATAGGATGCCAACCAGTTCGCGGCCCTTAATCCTAAACTCCACTTTACTGAAATCTATAGGCGCGGCAGGTTCTGCCAGCAGTCCGCGCAGCTTGTCCAGCGGGGCTATTACTTCCGGGTTGCCGCTGGCTCCCGCATATTCGCCCACCATTGCAAGCGTAGGCCCGGACGCTAAACCACCATCTGCCAGCATCGGGATGCCAGCCGCGGTAACTGCTGCCAGCATCGCGGTAGTAAAGCCCATAGCGATACCAAAACCGGCAAACGGTATATAGGCGTGTGCTGCCATATACTCTGCCGCTGCCAGCTCTTTCCAGCTTGCCGCCTCCAGCTTGTTAGCGGTAATAATAGCCGCTGAGGTAGCCGCGTTAGTGGCGGCGGTGGTTGCTCGTACCGTTGCCTCCGTTCCCTCTGCGGTCGCCTCCACGCCCTTTGTGGCTGCGTGTGCGGCACTCGCAGCGGATAGCAGGTTAATGATACCTATAACCGTCTGTATGCCCTCGTACAGCCCTATAAAGCCGTCCACGATACCGCAGACAATCTGCCACGCGCTGCCGTTTCCTTTCAGTGCCTCGGTAATGCTTTCTACGCTGCTGGCCATACCCTTGATAGCCCCCCAGCCGCTTTTTAGCGATTTGCCCACAGACGTACCCGTTTTCTCTGCCTCGCGTCCTGCGTTCTTAATCGCGTCTGCCTTGGCGTTCCACGCGTCTATCTGCTGGTTAATGGCTGCGGCTTCGTCGATACTGGCGGTTTGCAGCTGCTTGTTTAGTATCTCGATATTATCGCTAATATCCTTTATGGTGCTTGCGTCATCTTTCCACAGTGGGCCGTTATCCACGGCTTTGCCTGCGTTCTTAATCGCGTCTGCCTTGGCGTTCCACGCATCTATCTGCTGGTTAATCGCTGCGGCTTCCTCTGCGGTCGCATCTTGCAGTTTGGCTTGCAGTATCTCGATATTATCGCCTATCTCGCGCAGGGTGGCTGCGTCCTCTTTCCATAGCGGCGTATTATCGTCCGCTGCCTTGCCCGCGTTCTCGATAGCATCAGCCTTTGCCTGCCATCCGGCTATCTGCTGGTTTATGGCTGCTGCTTCCTCCACGCTGGCGGTTTGCAGCTTCGCGCGCAGTACCTCGATATTATCGTTTATGCCCTTTAGGGTGGTGGCCGCTTCGTCATATACCGGGCTGGCCGCTTTCGGTGTCTTTGGTGTAGCCGCCTTGGGCGTGCTGCCAGCGTTCGCGTACTTCTTCTGCGTTTCGCCTAAATCAATCGCCGGGGCTGCTTTCGGTTTAGATACGTTTACGGCTACTTCTACTTTTTTGCCTCCCAGCCCCAGTATGTTTTTAAGCCACTCCCACGCCTCTTTGCACTTCTCTACCAGCCACTCGAAAGCCTTTGCCAAACCGTTCATAATGGCATTTGCCAGCGGCTTGATAGCCTCCCAAACACCATCTACGATTTTGCGGAAACTTTCGCAGTTATTGTAGGCCGCTATAACGGCGGCTACCAGTGCACCTATGGCCGTAATGATTAAGCCGATAGGGTTAGCGGTCAGTATCATATTTAACACCACCTGCGCTGCTTTCCACGCATTAGTAGCGATAGTTACCACTTTCTGCGCAGCGGCTACAGCCAGCGTAGCCACCTTGTTTTTGATAGTGGCCGCTGTGGATGCTATAAACGCCTTGGTGCTTGCGTACAGCGTAGTGGTCAGTGCCTTGATACCGGCTATCAATGTGGAAACGGCGGCTAACGCTTGGCTGGCCTGCGCTGCCATCGTGACAAACGGCAGGGCACCGTTTACCAGCCCGCCTATCTGCTCTTTCATATCGCCCAGCGTATTGACTAACTGCTGCTGCTTACCGCTGTCTGTGGCCGCTAATTCGGCGTTCATATTGCCGACATTATTCTGTATCACTTGGGCCAGCATCGCCGCGCGTTCCTGCTCGGTGCCGTATTTGATAACGTTAGCCTCAGCCTCAGTAAATGATATGCCCACGCGCTTTAACGCATCTACTTGGCCCATCATCGCCTTACCCATCAAATTACCCACCTGCACCGCGTCGCCCGTGCTGGCGTTCAGTCCCTTTTGCTGCGCTAACAAATTGTTCATAGCCGGTATCAGCGTTTCCAAACTTGCTTTTTCGTTCAGAAACGTAGCTATCTGCTGCGCCCCGGATAACTGCACCTCATCACCGATAACGCCTATTTCCTGCTGTGCGCTGGCCAAATCCTTAATGCTCTGTATTTCCGCATCGGTCGCGCCCATACGCTGCCGCATAACGGTGGCTAACTTGGTCTCTGCCACTTCCTGCACGGCGTATGCGTCGGCCAAATCTTTCATACCGCTTTGCAGCTGGCTAAAGCTACGCTGCGCTGCATCTATGCCGGTAGCCAAAGCCGCGAAATTTATTACATTACCTTTCAGCTGCTGCGCCTCTGATAGCGTGGACGTAATAACCTGCTTTAGCCCGTCCGCGTCCTTGGCCAAATCCTTGAAACTCTTGCTATCGCCGTCCAGCTTGAAAGTAATGCTAATCGTACTTTTACCTGCCATATCGTTGTTATTGTAGACTGTCGCCCAGTTTCTTTACTAATTCTTCCATACGCCTGCGCTGCTGCTCCGGGGTGTATTCCTTTGCTTTCTTCGCGGCGGCTGCCTTTTTCTTATCCCACGGAAACGGCAGCAGTTTTTCCGGGGTTATCTTCTTGCCCTTGGCCAAATGCGGCTGTATGGTTATGGATGCCAGCAGGCGCATACGTTCCCAGTTGTCTTTATAATCGAAATCGCGCTGCTCTGCATAGGCTTTATAGACGGCTGCAAACTCTTGAAAATCCATCTTGCAGAAATCGTCGTAACTTAGCCGTATGCAGCCCAGCGCGATACCCAGTAAATCGTAGATGCCTTTAGGCTCTAACTTTTTTTTTCTTCGCCCTCCGCAGGTGCAGCGGATGCCTGCACAGCGTTTGCCCACGCGGTCATATCCTCCGGGGAAAGCGCGTCGGCAAAATCCATCAGCGACATATCAAACGGCACCTTGTCGGCTGCTGAGGCAGACGCGACGCAGCAGTACAGATACGCGCAAAGGTCGCTAAAACTGTTGCTGGTAATCTCCGTTACCTCCTTGCCCGTCTCCTTTTTGAAACGCAGCATAGCACCCATAGTAGGGCGGCAGGGGTAAACCTTGCCGTTTATGGTTACTTCTATCTTAGCCATACGCCTTTACTCTCCAGGGTTCTCAGTAATCGCGCTTTCGTCCAGTGTGGTAGGCTCGCCGTCGTTCTCCAGCGAAATGCTGTACGTAGTATCGTCCTGCGCAGGGTCGGTGCGCTCCAGCGACGCGATAACGCACATACCAGCCAAATACGGCTTTTCGCTGTTCTCGCGCTCCATACACTTAACCTCTACGGATTTACCGGCTTTCCAAAGTGCCAAAAGCTCCTTGTAGCCGTTTTCGGTCTCATCGTAAAATACCAAACCCTCGGCACTGATAGAATACGAAAGCCCTACCACGCCCTTTTTCTTCCACAGCCCGCCCGAAATGCCAGCGGATGCCACCGGCTTTACCGCGCGTTCCTTGGTCTCGCTGTTAAACGTGGTGGTGTGGCTGGTACAGCTACCCACCGCCTTGCCGCCTACATAAAGCAGCATATCGCTACCATTGCAGTAGCCCGTCTTAGTTCCTGCCATAATATCTAAATCTAAATCTTAACGTTAAATACTAACTGCTGTACATACGCATCATCCTGCCAGCCCTCTTCACTATCTACCAAATGGCAGCTGCGCATTACCAGCCCGTCGGTTTCGCCCTGCACGCCATCCAGCGCACCGCGCACGGCCTCTGCCAGTTCCACGCCCTCGGTATAGTGCTGAGTATAGCAAAGCACCTCGATACCTACCGTATCGGCACCGCGTTTGCCCTTAACCGGGTCTTGCTCCAGTTGGGTGCGGCGATACACTATATACGGCAGTTCCGCGCTGTCCTCCACTACCGGGAAAACCTTGTTAGTCCTCGCGGCTACCTCAGCATCGTTAATTAGGATGCCGCGGATAATCTCGCCTGCGCTTAAACTCGTCTTACCTACAGCCATACTTTTCTGCCACTTTAGTTACGTTATCTAATACCATCGCGTGTATATCCTGCGTCACGGTGTCGCGGACGCTGTTTAACGTCTGCTCCATAAATCCGTACCTGCGCATACGTCCCGTGCGGTGCTGCTGCCTCAGACGTGCAGCGCGCCTGCGCGTTCCCTGCTTCGGCTTGGTCTGTCGTTCCTCCGTTCCGCCCTCGGCCCAAATCAGTATAGGCTTTTTCAGTCCTTGCCGGTTCGTATGAAATCCAGCCTCTCCCTTGCCGGTAGTCTTGTTCGCCTGTTTAGTACCTATAGTAACGCGGAAACCGGCCTTACGCTTGAATACGATAGCGCGTACACCCTTTTCCAAATCCTTACTGCTGCTGATACTGCTACGCAGGTTATTTATAGCTGTCTTGCGCACTTGGTTAGCCTCCCTGCGGAAACCTCCCTTTAACGCCTGCACCCTGCGTTTGGGTTCCAGTTCAGCGAATAACCGCTGCAAATCCCTATCGTCGTAGTCTATACTTGTAGCCATATCGTTTACTCGTTCACGCGGTCGCAAAGTAGGGTTTTATAGCCCCTATCCAAATTTGGCACTATCGAAACCACGGTATAGAGGTAGCCGCCCACCTGCCGTACTCTCCAGTTCTCGGCCACCGGGTGCGCGTCGCGTATATTAAACTCCGCGCTGTATGCGGGGAAATGTTCGCCCACTTCCTCGCTACGGTTTCCAGTGGCCCGGACGCGTTCAGCTCGTACCGTCCGCGTCTCGGTGTATTCCACTTTCTCCGCTCCCATTCTGTCCGTTACCCGTTGAGGCTCCAGCAGGGTTAATCTGTATTTCAGTGCGCCCGCTCTCATATTGTGGTGTCGTTAGCCAGTTTTCGATAGGGTTTGATTAGGGCTTGCAGTGTATAGGGTACTTCTGCCATCTGCACGCCGCTAACGGCTTCGCGCTGGTTGTACCAGTGCCCGGCGATTAGTAAGACTGCCTGCTGTAGCATAGTCGGCAGCTTGCCGCCTCCCATTTCCAGCAGTTCCGCTGCCTCGCGGTTAGTGGCTGTACATACGTACTGCTCTGCCGCATCCAGCAGGTGCGCCAAATACTCGTCGTCGTCTGCAAAATCGTCCGCGCGGACGTGCTTTTTAAGCAGCTCCAAATCCACTGTAGTCATAATCAAACACTATATAGTTCTACGTATGTTCTCACTCTCTTAGGCACCTGCGCCAACCTTTGCCAGTGCAAACGCTTCTTTGCGCAGGGTGGTGGTAGCGTAGTTCACGTTAAGCACGAAATCTACCGCATCCTTGCGGGCTTGGCTGTACGGGTCGATAATGAAAGAAATATCGCCAAACAGTCCCATAGGCTGGTAACGCCAATCGCCCAAACCTATGTTACCCTCACCGATATAGTTCGTAGTGAACACCGGCAAACCTGCGATATGGTCGTTTTCACAAACCATAATGCCGCTGCCTGCATCCTTTGGAGTAGCCTCGGCGATAGCTTTCTGCGCTTTGGTCATAACCCAGCAAAGGTTATCACCATCCACGCCGGTAGCCAGTACCTTTGCCTTTAGGGTGTTGAACTCCTTAAAGGTAGGTTCAGCACTGAAATTAGTAGCGGATGCCACCAAATCGACAAACGGGCCTACCAGTGTAGTAGCTCCAGTTACCTTTGTGGTGCTGAAAAGGATTTTGTTAAGCAGCTTTGCCACTGCCAGCGGCATTAGCTTTTTAACAATCATTTCCAAAATTCCCTCGGTCTGCATCATAGCTTGGCGGGTCACTGGAATAGCGATACCCACGCGCTGCGGTGCTGCGGTCAGTTTGGACATCTGTATTTTTGTGTCGCTCAGTGCCACACCCTCGCCGGCTATCGTAGCCTCTACGGTCTCGTAGGTAGGCCAAACGTAATCACCAGCCAAACCGGTAGGCATAGGCAAACCCACCTTGTCGAGAATAAGGCCCTCCACCAGCGGGTCGAGAATATCCTGCACCTTAACGGGGATAACGCCGCCCGGTACTGCATCGGCCACCATCACCAAATCACGCACCAGCATAATTTGGCTCTGCTTTCCGTTCTGCATATTCTCGCGGATAATCTTGTTTACGTCCGCTACGGTGTTGGGGTTCTCGCGCAGCTGCTCTGCGGCAGCGGCCTGCATCTTCATTTGCAGCAGCTGGTTATCGCGGCAAAGGGTCTCATACTCCTTGGTCTCTGCCTCGGTACGCTCGCGCTGCTCTTTCTCGCACGTATCAGCGATAGCACTGATACGCTCGCAGTTGGTCTGATACTTGTTTACCAACTCGCGCACGTTTACTGTGTTCTTGTGCATACGTCAAAAACTTTTAAGGGTTAAACTTAATCTATAGACTGCGCAGCAGCGCGGCGCATTTCCTGCACTTGCTCGCGCACTTTCTTTTCTCGTTGCTCGGTGGCTGGCTGTGCCTCCATCTTCCGCAGTTCCTCCACCAGCTCGCGCGCCTCAGCCTCGCAGCTGGTATCGGGGTACGCAGGGTCAGCGGCCAGCGTGAAATCGTAGATGCCGGTAATAGTATTCACCGTATAGGTTACTATTGTCTTGCCGTTCTCTCGTTTCACGTCACGGGCTACGTATGCCCTATCGTAATAGTGGGTGCTAAACATAAAGCTGCACCCTGCTATATCGCCACGGCTCACCAGCTCTAACGCCTTGTCGCCATCCACGGTATTAGGCGCGTCGAACTCAAACGCCACGCCCTTATCGTCCACGGTGTATTTCAGCGTTCCGCTGCCGTTCTTGCTTCGCGCCAAAATCAGCTGGCGGTCGTGAAACATCGTCATTTTAATATCGCAGCCATCCAGCAGTTCTTTGGTTACTGCGCCCGGTGCGATAACCTCGCGTACTTCCTCATCGTCGTACTCGTACATAGGCGCGGACGGGGTGTTAAACAGAATAGCGTACCCGGTAATGGTACGGCACTTCTTGCCATCCTTGTCCTCGCGCACCCGCAAATCTGATACTGTGTGCAGCAGGCGGGTAATAACCGTTTCTTTATTCTTGGCCATCTTCGTTAGGTTCTTTTGGTTCGTTATTCGGTTCCTGCGCAGGTTGTGCCGGTTTGCCTGCCTCCGTTATGCCCTTTAGGTTGGCAGATACCAGTACGGTATCGCCGCCCTCGATAGGCGGTTTGTTTTCCTCTCTGCGCCATTCGTTCACGGTGTAGATACCTGCCGCTATGGTCTGCGCTTGGTACTTAATCCTGCTTTCCAAATCGCAGGCATAAAGCCCGCGGCGGTCAAACTGGAATTTACGTTTGCAGCACAGCGTAGGGGCTACCAGTTTTCTGTGCAGCTCGTTTTCAATCTTGCGCAGGATAGGGTTTAACGTGTTGCTGAGGAAAGCCACGTTAGCCATTTCAGCCGATTTGTAGTTATTGCTTGTATCATCAAACACAAAAGATGGATGCACGCCAAAGAAACGGCAAATCTCGCGCACGCTAAATTTGCGGGTTTCCAAAAACTGCATATCCGTGCTGCTTAACGAAATCGGGCTAAACTGCACCTGCCCCGGCAGCGATACTATGCGCTCGCCGTTTCTAAACCTGCCGTCCAAATCGGTAGCTGTCTTTTCCAGCTCCTTGTCTTGGTACTCGCCAAATCCTCTAACGCTGGTGTCGTTGCTAACGATACCGCGGACGTTGCCGCCGTTGGCAAATCGGTTTAGCGTTTCTTTGTCGCCCGTGCTGGTAATATCCAGCGTGGTACGTGCAAAGGAAAGCGTAGATAGGCCGTTTTTGCCGTCCTTGGTGTAGTTCTTGATATGGATAATTTCGCTTTCATCCAGCGTCATACTAACGCCTGCCTTAACGTCCGTAACCGTGTACTTGTTATTGTACGTATCGTGCGATACGGCAGTGGGGCTTACTAATTTCAGCTCGGATATATCCATAGCCACAAAATCGTACACCGGCACTATATAGGCGTTACCGTTGAGTAACAGATACTGCACCACCTGCCGCCAAAAGTCCACGGCAGACATATAACTGCACGGCTGCACGTTCAAAACGTAGTGCAGTCGGCTGGCTCTATCCTCCACAAAAATATCTCCTTTCAGCCGCATATACTGGATAGGCAGGTTTGCCACGCTATCGGCCAAAAGATTAACGCAGCGGTAAACCGTGGCTATCTGTAGCTCGGCACCGGCAGACGTTAGCAGGCTAACCGCCCCAGTCCTCGCGGGGCTGGCGGTTTCCTGCGTCGCGGTGCTATCATCTGTACCGCGCTTGAATATGCTACGTATGTTATCGAAAAATCCCATTTTCTACTGTTGCGTCTCTACTATTACTGGAAAATCGGTAAAATGGTACCCGGTGTTACCCGAAAAGTGTTAAATTTGTGTTAAAATTTAATCTATCTCTCATAGTCGATAAATAGGCGCATACACATTAGCGTAGTTATAACGCCGTCTATCTTCTGCGTCTGCTTGCGCTTCACCGGCTTGCAGTTCTCCAGCCTATCGCTGTCCAGTACAGCGTTACCAAAGCAGTAGGCGTTAATCGGGTTATCATTGATAAAGATATGCCCAGTTTTCGCCCCGTGCTCAAAACTTTCTACTGGCGCGGTAAACGTGCCATACGTCTGCCGTATGCCCTTTATCACGTTGCCCGCCCCGGATGCTGCCAGCATATTTATAACTTCTTGGCTTTTCCACGGGTCGTAACCTATGCCCAGTATGCGGACAAACTGGTTTAGCCATAATACATACTCCACTATCCTGCGATAGTCTATAACGTCGCCGTCCGTCAGTATCAAAAAGCCCCTTTCTGCCCACGTTCTGTACAGCTTTTCGTTAGGATGCCCCGGCAGGGCACCGGCAGGAAAGAAATACGCCGTGTGGAAATAAAAGTTTTTCTGTCCTGCATCGTACATACCCATCGTTAGCGCGCTGAAATCGTCGCTCTCTGATAGGTCTATGGCTACCATAGCGTCGGGTCTGCCCTTTATGCCGTCTATGGCCATCGGCTTGCTGATATGCCGTGCCAGTGTGCTGCTTATCCAGCTGCGCTGCTCGTTCTCTGCGTATAGGTTCAGCAGCTTTGTGCGGAAAGCTAACATAGCCTCGCTGCCGTTGCGTACTGCGTTCTTGTACTCTTGGCGGTAGAACTCCAGCGAAACGGTTATACCTAAATGCGGATGCACTTTTAGCCACGTACTTTCGTCGTCCTCTGCGTCGTCCAAATCCGGCTCAAAGATATGCGCGAAAACGCTGTCATCCTCGTACTCTCCCAGCAGCACGGATTTGTAGCCTTGCAGCATTTCGTAAAACGGCCCGTCGAATACATCGGACGCGGTGGTAATAATGGCCGTCAGTGGATTATCACGCACACCCATAGACGTAGTTAGCACCGTCAGCAGCTCACTGCTGCGGGCTTGGCTAAACTCGTCCATAATAACCGTGCTGGCGTTCAGTCCGTCTTTGGTTCGGGCGTTGGCGGTAAGGCACTGCGCAAACGCTGTGCGGTCTTTGCGCTTACTCTTTACCGTCTGCTCGTTGATAGCGTAGCGGCGTTCCTTGGGGTCTAACTTTCGGACGCAGTTACGTATCACGTCGAAACACTTTTTAGCTTGGTCGCTGCTGTTCGCGCCCGTATAGCTTTCCGCGTTCGCATCGCCGTACAGCAAATCGTAGATAGCCAGCGACGCGGTGCTGGTGGTCTTGGAAAACTTACGCGGCACATACAGCACCACTTCGCGCACCACACGTTTGTCGCCCACCCAAAACGCAAAGATGCTGGCAAACTGGAAATACTGCACGGGTGTTAGTTCATACCGCTGCTGGCCGGTCTTGCCGGGAAAGTATAGGCTTTCGTAGAAATCCGCAAACTGCCATACCTCGGTAACGTTGATGCCGTATTTATCGCACATCCTAAAAAACCGCGCTACTGCCAGCTGCTCGTATAGGTTATGCCCGTCGGGGTTGCCGGCCACCTCGCGTACATACACATCTAACCGGCTATCCACATCGGTTAGCCGGTAACGCTCTATACGCGTGCGTGCCAGCAGGTCGGTAACGTCTGCCTTTGCCTGCCTCAGCTTGTCTTTTTCTTCCTCTGTCATTGTTCGGGGTTAATGATAGTCGGCTGCTTTCTTTTCTTCGTCAGTTTCTTGGTAAGGTCTGCCAGCGGGTCGTCCTCGGTGTTGCCTGCCAGCTCGTCCACTGTCAAACCTAACGCTTTCATTTGGCGCGTTACCAGTTCCTGCGCTTCCTTGGCTATCTTGAAAACCGGGTGCGGTGCCAGCTTCTCGCCGTAGCGGGTCGTTTCCCATACGGTGGTCTCTGTCAGTCCGTCGATTTGGTTGTTAGCCATTTCCAAATTACGCATAGCTGAGGCCAGCGATAGTATCTGCATATCCAGCCCTCTGCTGTAGGTCTTATTTGCTTTCAGCGTCTTGGTTATTTCCTTAACGTATTCGTTTACTGTCTTTGCCATATTTCGCTATAATTTCGTTACTTTTTGTCGATTTTCTCAGTATTTCGCGGGGTTTTTGGGAAAAACGCATATTTATGCAGTTCAGCGGCCAAAGTTCCGCAAATCCAAAATTTTACCGCGCATCGCAGAAAGGTGGGGGTGAGGTTTAACGGCAGTGCCCCGTCTTAAAAAAACCGCCCCCGCCTAATCCTCCTGCCCGTCTCCAAAAAATTTTTCTATCACCTGCCGGGTCTGTTCGGCGTTGCGCTTCTTCGTCGCTGCCTTGCCGCACCTGCCTAACTCGGTGTGTGTCCTTACGTGGCAGTCGTGGCACAGTGCCCGCAGGTTCGCGGGGTCATACATACGCTGCCGTCTCTCTGCCTTGCCTACCGCTTCCTCCACTGGTCTAACGTGGTGTACCTCGGTAGCAGGTGTTATCTTTCCCTCCTGCTCGCATCGCTGGCAAAGCGGGTGCGCTGTCAGTACGTCACGCCTCAGACGCAGCCACCTGCCAGTATGGATTAGCTGGTTATACTCTTTGTCCTTTGCCATCGCCCTTTATCTTCTTGTGTGTATAACTGCATACGTTAGTATCGTCGGGCTGGCGGTCGGCCTCGCCCAGTTCCTCAAACATAGTATCTATATACGCCCCGTCATCGTCCGGCAGGTCGTATTTCCTTTGCCCTGCCACTTCCATACGGTCTAACAGTATATGCGCGAAAGATACCAGTAGCTCGCAGATATTCTTAAACTTGTACTGCTTGGTCAGCTTCTGTAACTTGGTATAGGTCGCCGGGTCTATGCTTATATTAACGCGCTTTCTGTCACTCATTGTATTTTCTTATTAAGTAGTTCAAACTATCTAATAATCCCTGCTGCACTCCTTTTTTGCCCTCCAGCGCGGCAGCTGCCCTTTCGTCCACGGTGCCGGTACAGATTAGCTGGTACACCGTAACCGGGTGCTGCTGCCCTTGGCGGTGCAGGCGGGCGTTAGCCTGCTGGTAGTGCTCCAAATTCCAGCCGGTGCCAAACCATACGATATAGTGGCCGCCCTGCTGCATATTCAGCCCATACGCGGTACTGGCGGGGTGTGCCAGCAGTACGTCTATCTTCCCTGCGTTCCAGTCTATCAAATCTGCCTCGCCCTCGTAGGTTCTAACCTTGTAGCCTTTCAGCCGCTCGGCTATCCTGCCTATATCGTGCTTGTACTGGTAGAATACCAAAACGCTGCTGCCGTTGGCTGCCTCCACAATCTCGGCCAGTCTATCCAGTTTCTCGCCGTGGATGCCGTGTACCTGCCTATCATCGTCGTATATCGCACCGTTGGCAAACTGGCTTAACTTGTTCATCAACCCAGCCGCGCTGTTTGCCAGTACGTTTGTCGGTTCTTCCCCGTGCTCTGCCTTGAACTCCAAAACCTTGTCGCGCTCAAACTTGGTATATGCCGCCATAGTCTTTGCGGATAGTTCCACTTTCACGGTGTGGGTTATCATATCCGGCAGCTGCAAATAGTCCTTTGCCTGCATACTCAAACATATATCGGCTATCTTAGCCCGTATCACTTCCTCGCATCCCTTTTTCACGTCGCAGCGCACTATAATGTTATTCCATTTGTGGGTCTCAAAATAGGTTTCCCGGTATTTGCTTACCGATTTGCCCAGCCGTTCGCCTTGGTCTAAACAGTACATCTGCGCCCATAGGTCTATCAGCCCGTTAGGTGCTGGCGTACCCGTCAGCCCGATAACCCGCTTTATGCCCGGCAGGGCTATGCGCATCGCCTTGAAACGCTCGCTTTTTGAACTCTTAAAGCTGGTCAGCTCATCTATTACCAGCGCATCAAACGGCAGGTGGCCGCCATACTTGCCAACCAGCCAAACAAAGTTATCGCGCCCGGTAACGTAAACGTCCGCTTTCTCATTCAGTGCCATACACCGCTGTTTTTCGGTACCCAGCACCTTGACTACCCGCAGGGCGTGCAGGTGTTCCCACTTCTCTGCCTCCGTGCTCCACGTCGTTTCTGCTACTTTCTTCGGGGCTACCACCAAAACGCGCTCTATATCGCAGTCGTCTATCAGCTGCTGTATGGCCGTCAGTGTGCTAACCGTTTTGCCCAGTCCCATATCGAGAAACAGCCCGCATTTGGGTTTGTCGATAATCCACTGCATCGCAGTGCGCTGGTAGTCGTAGGGTTTGTAAATCATAGCTGCGCGGATTTATAGGGTTTCAAAACTTCGTCTATCTCGGCTTTGCTGGCGCATACGTGGACGGGATGCCCTATACTTGCCATCTGTTGAAAGCGGATGCCCTGCAAAACCCTTGGCTTTTCGCCCCTGCTCTTTAGTTCCACCCATACAGTTACGCCGCCCGGCAGTAAGCAAACGCGGTCGGGAAATCCAACCATACCAGCATTAGCGTATTTTAGGCATATACCGCCCAGCTCTTTCACGCTCGCAGCCAAATAACGCTCTATGGCTTTTTCGCTTACTTCCGCGTGTCTAACTATGTTGTCTATCTTCTTGCTCATTGCCTTTAATTTTTATCCTTGGTAAACCGAAACCGAAAAAAACTATTTTTCCTATATATACCCTATACGCGTGTTATATACGTGTTTTTATAGGTATATATCTATATACTACGTTATTTTATTACTTTATATAATTTCTTGGTTTACATAGTTTACATATATGTTTATATATTGATTATCAATGATTTAGCCGTAAACTAAACGCGTAAACCGAATTTTCGGCACTCGGTTTCAGTTTACAAAACTGCCTTGCGCCACTTTCGGCACTCGGTTTACACCGTTTACAAATCGTCCTCGTTTTCATCGTTCGGTTTACGTCTAAATCCTTTCTGCACTCCATACAGCTGCTGCACGTGGCGCGTGCTGCTGATACGTTCCCAGTCGGGCAAACCGTCTATTATCTTACATATCCTACGGGCCAAATACTTGTAGTCCTTATCGGTCATATCCTTGCCCATCTGCTCGCAGATAAATTCAGCAGCGCACACCCTTTCGCGCAGTTCCGTGCCATCGGCTTGCAGCGGGTCGGGGTCTCGCAGGTAACTTCGGCGCGCCTGCACGTCCATAGTGTCCCACGTCACCGGCAGGCGCGTATCTAAATACTTGGTCAGCATCGCCACTATAGGGTCGTCGCTGTCGTCGTTGAACTCCTGCTGCCTCTGCTTCGCCTGCGCCTCCAGTTCGTCGCTGAGGTAAAGCCGTTCACCCTGCTTGTAGTAGTGGACGGCCTCAGCCCAAAGCTGGTCACGGTCTCGCGTCAGTGCTTCGTGCCAGTTGTGGTATTTACGCAGGGCCGCGTTTACCGGGATAACCCAAAAGCGGCGGTTTCCGTTGTCGCCCTTTAGAAAAAGTGCCTCGTTTGTGGTGCCACAAAAAACACACTGGCGCGGATGCTCCGATACCCTGCGCCCGTAGGCAGCGCGGTATATATCCACCTGCTTAGATAGGTAGGCTTTTACCTGCTCCACGTCGCTGCGCTTGATGCTGGAAAGTTCGCCCAGTTCGATTAACCACGCCCTGCGCAGCTGCTCCATACCCTCCTTGCCCTCGGTGGTCGTAATGCTGTCGTTAAACCAGCTGCCGCCCATAATGGCCAGCAGGGTAGATTTGCCGATACCCTCTGCACCCGACATAATTAGGCAGTAATCGTATTTGCAGCCGGGCTGGAATACTCGCGCCACGGCAGCGGTAAAGTGCTTGCGGCACATAGCGCGGTTTAGCGCGTTGTCCTCGGCTCCCATATAGTCTATAACTATCTTGTCCAGCCTTGGCACGCCATCCCATTGCAGCCCGTTGAGGTAGTCGCGGATAGGGTGGTAGCTGTGGCGTGTCAGCACCGCGGTTAGTGCGTCGCTTATCTTGTCCTTGCCCGTTATATCGTAGTTCCGTTCCAGCCATACGCGCAGGTTAGCGTCGTCGCTGTCAGTCCACTGGCCCGGCTGCGGTTTCCACGGCAGCGGTTCTTTCGCCGCGTCCATACCAGTAAACTGGTCGTGGACGATACGCCCGGCCAGTGCGGGGTCGTTCTCCAGTATCAGTATAATGTTAGCGATACTGCAAAGCAGTTTGCCGCTTTTGGTGTACTCCAGTTCGGCTTTCCATTCGTCGCTGTAATCTTCGGGTACTTCCACGCCTCCGAAATCGTCCGCTACCTCTTTCTGCTTGTCTCTCGCCATCACCAGTTTAACCGCCTTGTCGGATGCCGCAAACTCCTGCATAGCCGCGTAACTCGGTCTGCGCGTCACGTCCTGCGCCCTGCTGCCCTCATCCTGCGCGCCGTATAGGTGTATGCGGCAAAGGTCGAAAGCGTTGCACAGCTGGCGGCTGGCGGGGTCTGTTTCGTGGTGGCTATATGCAAATTTGCCCTCATAGCATACCAAACCGCCCGCCACGCTTCCCAGCTTGTACGTGTATCTGTCGGGCTGCGTCGTCGGCTCGTATTTGTCGCTGAGGAACTTTTCTATTACTTCCTCTATGGTGTATGCGCGGCAGAAAGCACCGATAATGCCCGGTTTCTCCAGCGGGTCGCCCGCTTTCTTCATTTCGTGCGCTATAACGTCGCCCTCCCTGCTGGATATAGGCCACGCGCTTACGTCCCTATAGTCCACGTACTGCGCCAAAACCGCGTCCACGTCGCAGGCTGGCCCGTCTTGGTACTCAAATACGTAGTCCGCATCCTTGGACGTGCTCGGCCAGTAGAATAGGCGCGGCAGCTCGTAGGTGGTATCGTCGAAAAGGTCTATACCTATTTCGGCTGCTATCTTACGGCAAAGCGGCTCGTACTCGGCTGGCGATACTTGGCGCGATAGCGGAAATACCAGCCTATAGCGCGGTGTTTTCGCGCTGTGCTTGTGCGTACTGTACAGCATCGCTGCAAAGTCGAAAGCCAGCGTAAAATCGTCCCATACGTTCAGCGTGCCGTAGTCTATATCCAGCGTGGCCACGCTTCGGTACATTACGTTAGTGTTCTTTCTGATACCTTGCGATAGATAGCCACCGACAAAGCCGCCCACGTCCTTAACGTTGCTTTGTTCCTCGCGGCTCATACGTGCGTACTCTGCCGCCGTTTCGCCGGTGCGCTTGGTCTCGCTGCACCGCTGCAAAAGCTCGCTCCATTGCCAGTGCCGGTTGCGCCACTTCTTAGATACGCGGCTGTGCGCGGTGGCTAAATCTATCGTAAAGTCGTTCTTAACTTGTATATCCATACAGCAGGGTACTGAAATAGTCTTTGTTACTCTCATCGCAGGAAATGGTTACTAATCGGATGCCCTTAGCCACCCTTTTAACCTCCATTTCATACGGTGTTACCTCATCATCCAAACGGTCGTATAGTTCCCGCAGTTTGGCCGCTTCTATCTCGGCCTGCACGCTATTGTTAAATGCTCCATCTTTCATATATCAGTCCTCCGGGATATAGTCTATACAAGCTGCTTGGTTATCATCTACCGGGTTATCAGTTAGCCCGCACTCGCTGCCTAAATAGGTGTGTACGCATAATGCGCAGTTACCGCAGCATCTTGTTTTATCATCGTCCATATTAAAATAATTTGGGTTGCAACCTCTCAGCCTCTACAAAATTTCTAAATCGCTGTTCCTCCATAGCGAAATAATCGCCGTCTATTTCGCACCCTACGAAAGAAAGCCCCATTTTGTATGCCGCTATTCTGCTGCTACCACTTCCTAAATGCGTATCTAATATCTTATCACCGTCTTTGGCAAAAAGCCCGTAAATCCATTCGTATAGCTCCACGGGCTTTTGCGTAGGATGCCATTTCTTTTCCCTCGTAGTAGGGTTTTTGTCGAATTTCTTAGTGCCGATACTAAAAGAGGTATATGCCATTTCAAACTGTGAAAATGAAAGTTTGTCGCTAAACTTTTTATCCCATAACAACCAGCATCTACTATCCCACGGCATACGACTGACAAAATAGTTTGCGCCCCATATAATTTGATTTTTTGATACCCTACGCAGCTCGTTGAAATACTCGGTGGGGGGGGG